AGTCTGACCATCTCGGACAGTAGCGGGCCAATTTCGCTGCGATGCACACCTTTCAAGCAATGTGGTAGGGTGCCGCCCTCGGGCTGAGGGTATTCCATGAGACGGCGAGACTTTGTCGCAGCACTTGGTGGCGCGGCGGCGTGGCCGCTCGCGGCGCACGGGCAGCAGGCGACGCCAGCGATCGGGTTCCTCGCTTCTCAACTGCCTGACGCGATTACAGATCGGCTGCGCGGATTTCGCCAGGGCCTCAAAGACACCGGCTACGTCGAGGGCGAGAACGTGGCGATCGTGTACCGCTTGGCTGAGAACCAAGATGACCGGCTACCGGCGCTGGCGGCGGAACTGGTTAGCCGCCATGTTGCGGTGATCGCCACCGCAGGTCTGCCGCCGACATTCGCGGCCAAGGCTGCAACCACGACGATCCCCATTGTCTTTCTCGTCGGCGACGACCCGGTGCGGCTTGGCCTCGTCACAAGCCTCTCGCGACCGGGCGGCAACATGACGGGAATCAATGTTCTCACTAACGAGCTGGCGGGAAAGCGGCTCGAACTCCTGCGTGAGCTGGTACCGCAGGCTGCTCGCGTCGCTGTGCTCGTCAATCCGGCCAATGTCGCGGGCATCGAGACTCAATTGAAAGATGTTCGCGCGGCTGCTCGTGCCACCGGACTGCAAATTCAGATCCACAACGCCAACACCAGCGCTGAGATCGATGCCGTTTTTGAAACGATGAGCCGTGAGCGGCCCGATGCCGTGTTCGTCACGACCAGCCCGCTTCTTAATGGCCGGCGCGTCCAACTGGCCCAATTGGCGGCGTTCCACCGGCTACCCGCAATCTATGGACTGCGTGACTACGTCGAAGCGGGTGGGCTGATGAGCTATGGACCCAATATTGTGGATGGGTATCGCCAGGTTGGCATCTATGCCGGTCGCATCCTCAAGGGCGCTAAGCCCGCGGACTTGCCGGTTGTGCAATCGAGCAAGATCGAGCTGGTCATCAACGCCCAGACCGCCAGGATGCTCGGCCTCACGGTGCCGTCGTCACTCTTCGCCATTGCCGACGAGGTGATCGAATAGTGAGATGCTTTGCTGCGGCGCATTAGTCCGCTGCTGGCACTTCTCGGACGTTGGGAGATGTCCAACTTGAGTCCGCAAGGGGGGCGAAGCGGACATTCGCTGCCCTAGATAATTGCAAGGCGCAATCATCACGCCGATATCAATGGCAATGCCAACCAGAATCCAATGCAAGGCTCTCTATGCGGCGGTGTCACCGCCCGCGGCATCGTCGCGCTCCACTGCCAACTTCGCGGCCTTGCGGGCGCGCTGACGCTCTCGCCATCGCTGTTGTGCTGCGCGTCGCTCCGCCCGCACACCCGGCTCTTGTGGCAAACGCTGGTTCGGATCGGAAAAGGGGCCCTCCCAGGGCTCGAGCGGTGGCGGCTCCCATGGCCGGCAAAATTTCACGCCTGCGCACTGCAGCCCTACCATCGCGGCGCGCCAGCTTCGGGCCATGATCCACACGGCTCCGGCCGGCAGCATTTCAGCACGGGCCTGTTTCTGCGCCTTGCTCGCCAGGCCACGGCGCGATTTCACCTCCACGAACACGATGAGCACGCTTCCCGGCTGTTGCTGAATGACGACCAAATCGGGGACCCCGGGACGGCAGCCACGCATCCGCTGAAAAACGCCGCCCATTGGCGAGCGCGGCTTGTTTTCCAGCGACGTCCAGTATGTGCAGGCGGGATCGAGGTGCTCTGCCAGCATCGCGGCAAGTCGCACTTGGGCGGCAAATTCCTCACGGCGCGAGAGCCGCTGCCGCTGCACGGCCAACGATGCGATCGGTCCGCTGTCGGTCATGCCGCTGCGTGGGCGCTGCCGTCACCGCGCGGCTGCGGCGCCTCCGGGACCGCCTCCGGAATTGCCCCTGCGAGCTGCGCAATCAACCGCGCCGCCTGCAGCCGCGTCCACAACGACGCCGCCTCGCTGTCCCCAAACGCTATTGCCGCCCACAAAAGCACGCTGTCCGGCAAATAGCGCCGCGCCATCGTCTGTGCCTGCTCCATACCCTCCGATGCGTCGGCCGCCGTCGGCGGCGGGGCTGCAGGGACATGCTGCGGCGGGGGGCTGGGGCGTTCACCTAACTTGGTCATGTAAATCTCCCTGGCATCCTCCTAACCAATCATAGGCCCCTTCGGCTCGATGAGAGTGAGAAGCGCCTACGGCGCTCTTCTCACTCTCATCTCGCCGCCGTGCCCTATGCGTGATTACGGGGGGCGGGTCATGGCGGCGATGCTTTTGTTTTCTTCGCCTGCACGGCATGAGCACATCGCCGGCGATGAGCCGGAGCCGGCCCTGCAGCACGAGCGCGATATTGTCGACACCGGCTTCGCGGAACGCCGCCTGCGCCTTTGCGCAGGGACTTGGTCGCGATCTCGGAACTCACTGTGCGATCGGGGAGGCGGATGCGCAAGGTCACACGTGGCTTGCTATGGGGCGCCAGCCTCACGCTCGCGGTAAGGGCGCCAGGTGACCTTGGTGGACTTTTAGGGCAAATTCCAACCATTATATATGAACTGTCACTCTTTCTCTCTCTGACAGTTTCTCGCGTTTGGTTGAAAATAGGGCTCGAAGTCCACCAAGGTCACCTGACGAGCTTCCACGTTGAGTGACCGTGGCTAACTCCCGTGCATCTCAACGACACGCTGCTGATGATGCGCGCTTCGTTTTTCTTAAGCCATCGTCCAAGTCGGTCATTACTGATCACATTGCCGCTCTTGGCTGCCGCCACGTTCATCAAGGCGACGAAGAAATCATGAGCGTTCAGGGAATGGTTGATCACCTCCTGCACTGTCACCTCTCTTTGCAAGCCGATATGTTCGTGCCACTGTGCCATTACGGCCGTCAGCGCCGCCACTTGCGGATCCTCGCCCTTCACTTTGTGGATCGTGTCGCACGGGTCGTCACAGCCGAGCCACAGCAGGGCATCGCGGATTCGATGCGACCATGTCTCGAACGAGCCGAACGGCTTAGTGCCCTTTGCGCCTGACAGGTGCCATGCCTTCAGCACCGTCAGTGCTGCTGTGACGAGCTCGCCACGGCGGGCTTTGGCGATATCGACGGCATCGCAATCAAATTCGCGCTGTTCGGGATGCTCGCATTCGGCGTCCATCGAGCACAACAAGGTGCGGCGAGTAAGGTCGCCCACGATCGTCAGGTTATTTCCGGTCGCGAATATGGTTGCGTTCGATGGCGTCTTCTGTTGCTTAGACTGGCCCAATATCCGTACATTCACTGTCTGCTGTGTCAGTACCGAGCACAGGAACGCGCTTTCAAGCGGGTGCTCACAGTTGTCGATCGATACGATCGCGCTGCCGGCGAGCAACTCGGCGCCCAGGCGCTTTTCAAGTTCCTGCTCGCTATTTCCCTGGCTGGTCACCGATGCCAGGTGGCCGGTAGCCAAAACCGACACGATGTCGACAAGCTTCGACTTGCCGGTGCCCGCAGTCGGCGCCGTGAACGCAAACAGCGGCGCGCTTTCCATGCTGTGCCGATCCAGCGCCGTCAGGATGGCCGCCAGTGCCACGGTGCGGTCTGCCGGCGTAATGAACGGGAAGGTGCCAATCAGGCTTTCGAGGAGCTCGAGCGCCGCCTTGGCGTCATCTTTGGTGGGCTTCGCCGGTACGGGCGGGAAGGTGCATGCGGGCTTGTAGAGCAGCCCGGTCGCTGCGTCGTATCCGGGCGCCTCGCACAGCGAGTTATCGGGGCGCAGGAATGGTGCGCCCGTGATGCCGGTTAGCACTGGAAGCTTCCACCGGCCGGCGCTCGCGAGGTAGGCTTCCGTCACGTTGCCGGGCGCATCGGTTGGCACCCAGTTCTTCCCTCGGGCATCGAACTTGAAAAACCGTGCCGCGCAGGTAAGCGTCAGGCCGAGGTCAGGTGCCGTTACGGGGATCAGTTGCCACCCTTGCGTCTCGCGGTCGTCCGAGGCTCTTAGACGCTGAAGGATCGGCCGCACGATCTGGCCGCCGCGCTGGTAGATTTCGCGGCCGAGGTCGATAAGCGCCGCCTCGGCCTCGTTAACGACGCGGGGCAGCTCGCCTTTGACGACATAAATCTGCGGCCACGGCGCGGTGCCTGCCACGGGTTCCCCGGTGGCGTTTCGGCGCTTTTGGATGTGCCACTTGTCATAGGAGCGGGTGACTTCTTCGAACAAGCGATCTGCGTACTTGGCGCCGATTCCGGCCGGGTGCTTCGCGAGCTCGTGGAGGATCGCCTCGACCGTCCATCCCCGCCCAGCGAGGTGCCACACGACTGATTGAAACGCCTCGCTGCGCTGGCCGTCCGGCGCGCCGTTGCGGATCAGGTCGTCATAGTCGGGCGGCGCCTGTGGGTCGGCGTCGTTGAAGTCGAGCCCACCGGCAGCGTGCCCGTTGTGGCGCGCGAACAGCGTGTCGATGAAAGCGTCTAGCGGCGGCAGCTCGGCGCACGGCTCGCCGATCTCGGCACCGCTAATCGTGATGTAGCGCGCCGTGTTGCGGTAGAGCTCGATCCCGGCACCGGTGGTGCGGTCGAAGGTGAACTTGCGGTGCGTCTCGGGCCCGCTCACCGTACCCATGATGCGCAACCCGCCGCCTGAGACCGTGATCTCCTGGTAGGCGCCGTTTGCCTCGCCGCACAGTTGTTCGGCCCAGGAGTCTAGCTTGGTGCTTTCCTGGTCGACGCAGTGGTCGAGGTCAATGGCGCCGATGTTGGAATCCTTGAGCATGTAGCCGATGCCGTCCGCGTTGCCGGCGGCGACCGCGGCGACCGCGTCGGAGTAGCTGCCCCAGGTGGACGGATCGTTCGAGCGCGCGTTGCGTCTTGGGTCGCGCGCTTGGCGCGGCGGTTTGGTCCACTTCTCCTTGCCGTTTTTCGTCACGCGCAGCTCCCATGGCCAAACGACCCACCGATGCTCTTCGGTTAATGGGACGAGCGCGGCTGGGAGATGCGCGAGGTCGGCGTTGTAGGTGCGCGGCTTCGTGGTCATGGCCGCGTTCCTCCGAGCCGGTAGAAGATGCTCTTGAGCCACCTACCTTGCCTCTGGGTCGGCTCGCGCCAGACCGTGCGGAAAGCCATGTCGTTGACGAACTCCTGTTCCTTCGCCCGCAGTCGGCTGCTGTGTCGTTGGCACCACAGGGCCATCTGGTGCCAGGACAGCGTGCCATCGACGTTGGCGAAGTCCGCCGCGCCGTGGTGCTTGTCCTCGGCCGCACGCAAACCGGCGTCATAGCCGGCATCGTAGAGCTTGCGCATCTCGGCTTCGGTCAGCGCGCCGCCGTTCGGCTCCTCGATGCCTTCGGCGAGCGCGTGGATGTCCAACCCTTCGCCGCGCAGGGTGCGCCTGATTGCGCGGGCGGCCGCGATCACATCGCCGTCGCAGTCAGACGCGAGCATGCGAATCATCTTGCCGAGCTTGCCAGTGATGGGCGCCAGGTTGTCGGTCACGGCCTGCTCCAGCATCGCTCGCGGTGGCCGCATGCTTTGCAGCGCCAGTCGGCAGGATCGTCGTAGGCGCGCGGTAATAGTTCGCCGGCGCGCGTCGCCTCGATCACGGCGACCGCACGGTCGGACGAAACCTGTGCCTGCTCGGCGTTGAACGGCACCAAGAGGTGGAGGCGTGCGCAGGTGTTGGCGTTCACCGCGGTGAAGATCGCCGGGTGCTCGGTGACCTCGAGGTAGGCCTGATACAGCGATACTTGCGCGGCGTATTGCGGGTACGCCTTCCCAAGGCCGTCGCGTTCGAGCGCACGCCAGCCCTTGTCACCGAGGCATTTGTGCTCCCACAAACACGGAAAGCCGGCTTCGGGCAGCTCGGGGCCGGACACGAGGATCCCGTCGGCGTGGCCGCGGAACAGCCCGTCCGCTGCGCTGAAGCCGAGGTGCTCGGCCGGCGCGAACTTGAAGCCGACACGGATCAGGTGCTGCCGGGTCAGCTCCTCGAAGAAATGTCCGCGAGCGAAGATGTCGCGAGTCTGTGAGAGGTGCACTCGGGCGCACATCCTATTGCACGCGCCGCAAGCATTCGTGGCCGATCGCGCTCGCCCGGAGATATTCCCGTGCGTTCTTTTCAGGTGGCTCGGCCTGCTCGATCAGCGCGTTGATGGCGACGCTGATCGGACTTTCCGACAAGTTGGCGCGGTTGAAGTCCAGCACGACACGTCACAGCTGCGAGGCGAGATCGTTGATTGTCGATTTGCGGGTTACGCCCTTCTCGCTGAGATCGCGCGCGATCAACGCCTTGCGGATCAGCCGCATGGCACTCAGCAGGAAGTCGGCCATGATCTCGCGCGGCCACGACGCGAGCGGCTGCGACCAGTCGATGTCAGGGCACGCATCGGCGAGTTCCGGCAGGATCGCAATGATCGCGCCTATGTCCCACGGCTGCGGGTCGAGCCCGGTCATCCGGATTGTTTGCTCGGTGTCGAGCTGCTCGGCGGCCGCCTGCTCGGCGCGGGTTGCTATCCACGCGAATAACATCGCGCCGAAGACCCATCCCCATTCCGTATCGCCCAACCGTCCGACCGGCGTTCCGGACCGAATATGGCTGCCGTCTCGGACGAGCCCGCGCGCGGCCCCGATGGCGGCGGCGGTGGCGCGCCGCTGCCACTCATCGTCGATTGCGGACGGTGAGACCCGTACGACGGCATGAGCCTTTTTCATGACGCCCAGTCCGGTCGGTTGATCTTCGCCGGGGTAGACGCCGGTTTGGCGGGCGCTGCCGACGGCGCGGCCTCCGGCCCCTGCGTCACCGGCTTCCAAGCTTTCTCGTCCGGCGTGACAACGTGGTCGAGCCGGTTCTTGGCCTTGTAGCCATTCTGCGGCGGCTCGACGCCGATGCGCGCGATGAAGTTCAGGCCGTTGAGGTCGCCGTACGACTGGATGCAACGTGCCTGCTTGGCGGTGTCGCTCTTGTCGTCCGGCCGAATGCCGCGCGCGGATTCCAAGATGGCGCGTAGCTTGCTCTCGGAAATCTTAGCCGCTTCGGCGTGGCCTTGGGTGGTGCCATCGACCGTGAATAGCATCCAAAACTTGCGCTTGGCGAACGGTCCGTCGAGCACGACGAACTCGCAGTCGAGCGCTTCACTGTTGCCGTCCTTACTGCGGCGAAGCCAGCCGCCCGTGCCGACACTGCCAGGACGGACGCTCATGCGGACGGTGGCGATCGTGCCATCCGGGATCACATCGAAGTTGCGTTGCGTCTCTGCGCCGTTGAAGTCAAGGGTAGTCATTTTCTGAGTCTCCTATTCAGCTGCGGTTTGGATGAGCGATTGCACGGGTGGTGAAATGGTGAATGGCTTCCGGTTGCCGGGGCCGATCAGCTTCGTGATCAGCTTGCCGAGGTGCGGCTCCTCGATCTGCTCGAGGCGGCCAGCGCGATCCTTGGCGGGGTAGCACCACGGGTTCGGCACCGTGCACACGAACGCGCGGGTTGTCGCGCCGTCTCCGAAGTCGACCCAATTCATGGTGAGGATTTGGTCGACGATGCCGGGCAGTTCGCGGCCGGTGCGCGCGCCTTCCATCTGTGGCTGCCAGGTCGCGACGTTGAACTCGTCGGTGACCTTCTCCAAGATCGCGACGAAGATCACATTCTTGCCGCGCGCATGCTGCAGGTGCTGCAGCCAGGCAATCATCTCGCGCGCGTGCAGCCCGTAGGCGCCGCGCACGTCTTTCTTACCGGTGCGCTCCGAGAACGCTTCCGGCTGCTGCTCGGCCCACCGGAACGACAACCGCGACACGGCCGTGATTGAATCCACGAAGATGGTATCGTAGCGATCGATCTGGTCGAGCGCGCCGCCGACCGCCTGGTAGTGTGCCTCGGAGTAGCAGGCGTTCGCCGGGAAGGACGGATTAGGTCCACCAATACGGCAGGCGAGATCGCGCGCGGTCCCCCAGTCGTCCAACCTGAACGTATCGACCGGCACATCCTGCACGCTGAGGTCGCCGGCCTCGATATCCACGAACAGCACGCGGGCGGGATCGAGCGTGCGCAGCAGGGATGTCTTGCCGACACCGACGGGGCCGACGATCAGAGCTTTCACGCCGCGGGCTTCGGCCAGGCGTTCGGTTGCGCCGATGATTTTCATGCGGTCCTCAGTTCAGGGCCGCGTGGACTTGCGATGAGGCGAGTTGGCGGGTTATGCAGGAATGTCAACCAGACATCACACACAAATCCCTACGACCCGCCGCAAGTCCCCCGCGGCCGGGTCGTGGTTATGGGGCGACGGCGGCAGGCGCGTGCTGCGGTTTGCGCGACGGGTGACGATCCCGATTGGCGATCGGCGCGCGCAAAGTTTTCTCGGAGCGGTCGGACCGGCTGGCGCGTATCCGCTCGCTGATCCACCCCTCAACCTCGCTCTGCAGCCAGCCAACTGCCTTGGCACCGAGCGCAACGGGGGCGGGAAAGCTTCCATCCCGTATCATTGCGTATATCGTGGAGCGAGAGAGCCCGGTCCGCACCTCCACCTGTTTGCGCCGTAGAATTCTCAGAATGTGTTCGTCGTGCTCGGCCATGATTCACTCCTGATAGAGCGTCCCGGAACACCCCGGAACGTCATCGCAAATCTGTCCGAGAAGCCATCGATCGAGGCCGAATTCGGTTTCGCTCAAACCGAATTCGGTTTGTGTTCACTAAATCGGTTAGCACTGATCGCTGGCAGGTTGCCATTCCACTTCCGCGGCGGCTTCCTTAAGCCATTTGCGAACGGTATCGTCTGTGACCGATATGCCCCGTTGGGCCAGATCATTTACAATTTCTGTGACGATCCCGCTGCGCTCCGCTTTGGGATCGTATCCATATCCACCAAGCGCCATCCCCAAAATCAATTTGTGCGCCGTCTGACGCTGCCGGGTCGTTAGCTCTGGAACTTCCCGCTTGTCATCTCGCTGGGTTGGCGTCCGCTGGCTTTCTGCCAGGAACGCAAATTCGTCCGGAATTTTCCATTCAACCGAAATCGCCCATGCCGCAAATTCGCTACGACTAACCATGCACTCTTCAGGATGGTCCGC